TAGGTGAAATGTATGAACTTAATGCTCCACTATCTTGAGATGGTAAAATATCTGGGTTCACTGCCCTAATTTCTGCCAACACCGCTCTTTGCTCTGCACTGAGTGGTGGAACCCTGCGATCTGGAAAAATAATTCTAGCAATCTCTAAGGAAGACAATCCTTCGTCAGCTTGTTGTAAAATAAATTCACTTTGTTGCTGGGTAAATTCAATAGTCTCTGCTGGAGGACGGCTGGTGGTTTGAAAGTCGATAGAGTTTTCCACTAAAAACTTTCTAACAGCCCTACCCTCCTTGGATCTTCCGTCCAAGGAATCGTCTTGAAAGCATTGTTTAGTTAAATCAATCAAATTAGGAATCCTAGAAGCATTTTCTCTTAGAAATTCCTTCTGTTCTTCATTCAGGTCCATTTGCTATAATATCGTGGTCTTTTAGTATTTCTAAGGCTGTCTCTAGAAACTTTTTCTTTAGGTTCTTGACTTGGCGGTAACCTAACTTTCTTTTTTGTGGGGATATCTTGTATCCCATAAACTTTGCGACATCCTCTTCTGTCTTATCTTCGAAATACAACATTCGATAAGCAATGTAGTGGGTTTCGCTTAATTTTATCTCCATGTAGATATCCAAGCGTTTAAGGGAGCCATTAAAATCAAAATCAGTATATTCCCTCCCCCGAACCTCTTTAGCGAAGTCTTCCGTTGATAATGGAATTTTTAACTCTAAACCAGTCTTCTTCGACTTCTCCCATTTCGCATATAGATTACAAGTATCGTCCTGTTTTTTAGTTTTAGTCGCGGAACAATCATCACCTCTGGCAAATTTGCAATTCGTGCAGGGTTTTACATAATTTCCATAATGGTTCCTTATGAGGTTTCGCATCTGATTGGAAATGATGCGACCTATCCATGGCTCAAGAGGTCTTTCTTGATCCCACATGTGCCATTTCTTAGCTATATGTAGTTTTATGATTTGCTCTACATCTTCAAAGTCGAACCATCTAACTGCTTTTAAGCGCCACTTATACTGCTGTTTTTTAATCGCAGTATCTATGATGTCAGAAAAATCTTCGTAAGTATACTCACCCTTCTTTCTTCTTTTCATCAATAAATTCATTAATAGAGCGAGTTCTCTTCCTCTCGGATTGAGATGAAGTTTCTGGCTCGCCTATCAAAGAACCCAAGGTCATAGTGGACCTTTCGATATCATATTCGACTTGAAAATCAGAAATGTGAGGAACTGATTGAGCATCAGTTTCATCAGAAGAAATAACTACAGATTTCTCGTAAGTAGGTGTATTGCTAGATGCTGTGTTTGTAGAAACGCTTTGATTCAATTGTTGCCCACACTTATTGCAAAAATTTGGTTTAGCGTGAGCATACTCAAGTTTCGTTCCGCAACTGTGACAAAATAAGTGAGCCATTATATATTTATATGGTTTTAATTTAATTTTTCAAAAATAAACAAGGTCTAAGTCCTATATGTGGTAAAAAAAGCTGTTCGCCGCTATCGCGTTGACATGTGCTCTTGTTTTACATATACTATTACACTTTCTTGTGTGTTTCTAATTTGGAAATGATAAATTTTAATATTTTACTACGAACAATATCGGTTCTCGTAAATTTGAAAGAATGAATTCCATTTTGTTCTGACTTCTCATCTGAGAATAAGTCAAACATTTCTCCAAAACCTGTTTTGCCATTAATGTCACTCTGCATGAAATCCCCACAGATAATTAATTTGCTATCTTCTCCTAAACGAGTGATCAAAGTAGTTAACTCTTTAAATGTAAAGTTCTGAGCCTCATCAGCAACGATTAGCTTATTATTCCAGTTAGCCCCTCTTAAAAAGTTTATAGGAACCGCAGAAATTCTACCTTTCTGTTTTAAGAACGCTGTATCACCCTCAAAGATGATCTCTTCCAACTTATCATAAAGAGGCATAAGGAAAGGGTTGAATTTCTCTGCCATATCTCCAGGGAGACTACCAAGACCTTTATCTGCGCTTTCAGCAATACTCCTTACATATAACAGTTCTTTTTCTGTATCTTCAGCCATAAGGCGAAGACAGCCATAAAGAGACATATATGTCTTACTTGATCCCGCTGGACCAGAAACAAAGAACATTTTTACTTCAGGGTCTAGCAGTGTAGACAGAAATTTGCGTTGACGGGTCGTGAACTTAAAGTCCCTCTTCTTAAACTTGATCGAGTGGTGGAAGTGGGGCTCTAACTGTAAATTAGACAATTTTTTAAGTGCCATACTACAAGTATATTTACACTTAAATTATAATTTAATCTGTTTTATTGTTGCTCTTGTTGTAACTGAATCTCCTCCTGCGACCGAATAGTCTTCTGTAACAATTCGCGATCCTCTTTTGAACTCAATCATATTTAGTAATGGTGTAGTTATCCCTGCGCCTATACCATTCTTGCCCTCATAATTGTTTATGCTTACGGCTACACTTCTATTTAAAAGTTCTCCTTCATAATCAATTAGGGTTTCGAGACCAGAAGAGTTGATTGTCATTTCTTCTTCAATCCCGTCCAAAAGCATTTCGGTTGGGTTGATGTTATTTAGCCTTGTAACTGGGGTTCTTTCATATCTTCTATTATAAGTCATACTATACTGAACATCAGTTAACACCTCATGATTCCCCGCATCTCCATCAGTAACAGTAGAAGTATAACCATAGGCAAAACCATCACCATCTATACTTGGATTTACTGTGCCTATGCCTACATTCCATCCCGTCCCAGAAATTTGAACCCCCGTGTCTGGTTGCAACGAGGTAAATTTAGCCTTAACCGTCACTGGTCGAAATGGCTCTATATTTACAGAAAGATCAGTCAAATAACATAAACTATATTTATTATCACCAATTAAGATATCAAAGGAATCTGCTTGATTAGCTTCCTTGATGAAATCATAGCCTGTATAGTAAGCGGAATGAACGAGAGACGTTAAGTTAATATCAGCTTGTAATGCCCCCTGAAAACCAAATTGATCGCCAGTTCCTATTGTTTTGCCTAATTTTCTTTTGGGGTTATTAGATGTATTTAATGTCACATCAACTTGTGTCGCGGGAATGTAATTATTATTGTTTGGCCCCGAAAGGGTTCCTCCAATAAAAACAGGTAAGCTGTCATAAGTAAGACTCATTTGTTTTTATTACACTCAGTTTCCCGCCACCATCAAACCGAAATTTGCCATGGCATACGATACCCACACTAAACACCACGCATATTCCTTCTTCATCAAATACGCCACAGCAACCACCGCATACATCAATCCCGCCAACAATGGCACATACTTAGTAACAAAATCAACCACTCCAAATTATAGGGGCTGATTATTTTTTTTAAACAATAAATATTAAACATACCCCCGTTTACCACGCCCGAGAAATAGGTAGGGGTTTCGCCATTGATAAATTGATGAAAGACTCCCCCCGCCAGTTTGTCAGAAAAACCCAGTAAATAATTTTCAGAAATGGGGTAGGGAACTTTGTCAAGTCTTTTTTTTACAGAAAAAAATGTTTTTTTTTATCTTTTTTGCTTGCAATTCTCTGCAATCTATGCTATAGTTACTACATGAAAACAAATACATATACAGTATACCACAACTACTCTCTCGATGCCGAGTTTTCTGGCACACGCGAAGAGTGCGAGGAGTGGATCGCACAAGTTGACCGTAAAGGTCTTGGTTGGTTCTTCATCGAGAAGGACAGCCAATAAAAAAACAAAATAAAAACACTTTTTCCCTTGACTTTTACCTTAACCTGTGTTATAGTTACTACATGAAAATTACAGAAGATCAAATCAACAAGTTCGTAGAAGATAATGACATGATGCCGCTTGGCGGCGATATGTTCGAAGATGCTGGCGGTCATGTCTGGCATGAAGCCAACATCATGGACGAGATCGAAAGATCTCAGCCTCTCAATCACCTTTTCGGTGATGTCGCTGGTGCGCTTGATAAGCTCACAATAATAAAGTGAAAAAAAAGTAAAATAAAACTTGCGTTCCTGTTAATCTGTGGTATAGTTACATTATGAAAACGAAAGAAACAAAAAAGTCCGATCTCGACAAGTTCCACACCGAGCGCAATGCCGCGCAGGTAATGCGTGACGATCTCTGCTTCCTTGTTGGTTGGATCAAGTCCGACTGTCCACAAGGGGCATCCGCTATAGAGCGCATCTTGAAAGCGCACGAACAAAACAGAGAGCAAGACTGGCTCTAAAATAAATCAAAATAATCCTTGCGTTTAACTCAATAACTGTTATACTACTACCATGATAAAGCAATTCAAAAACAAAGACGGCGAGATCGTTGACTGCGTAGAGATCGGCACCTGTTGGCCAACCGACTCCGCTTGGGAGAGCAACAGAAAGCAACGCCAAGAAGCCGCCGACAAGAACAACAACGGCGAGCTTGGGAAAGCCGCAAGATTCTACCACAATAACAGAGGTGTTGAGCAGTGGGTTGACATAGACGCACGGGTCTGGTGGACTGAAGACTGCCGATAATAATCTAACAAAACAAAAAAACAAACTACTACCATCATCATGAAATCATTCCTTAAATCATACGTTGCACACACACAACTTTCTTTACTGCTTTGCAGTATGCTAAACCTCTCGCTTGTAGTCATAGCTATCTGGCTAGGACAAGGCGAGGCACTCGCTAACAGCATCCGAGGCTGGCACGGCGGCGAAGTTCTAACTGTTATGTTTGGGCTTCCGTTAGTGTGGGGCTTCATTAGCGCAGTGTTAGACGCAGGTATCAATAAGTTCCACCAAAGATTCTAACAAAACAACAACCATGGACAAGCGAGCACAAGCCAAACACCGCAAGCAACTGAAGCGCAACCGCAAGAATAAAATCATTCGGATGCAGAAGGTAGCTGAGAAGCGCAGAAAAAAACTTCAAAAAACAACTTGACAGGTAGTAGAGTTAAGAGTAAGTAATAACCCTCGTAACTCGTTGGTAATCAACGGGTTACGGGGGCGCGGCCCCCCGCGCCGCGTAACTCCTTGATACTCAGTGACTTACAACACATAACACGCAAAGCCGTGTCAAGTAAAAAGTGAAAAAAAATCACAATAAAAAAAGAAAAAAAAAGATAAAAACCGCTTGACTTTTGTGTGGTTGTGTGGTATAGTTACCACATGAAAATGATTAACTTTCCTACTCTTATCGCTGATGCCCTTCGTAACGCTCCACGCTACGCACATGAGGATGCCCCTCTGTTGGTCGCTCAACTTGTGCGCGACTTCCCTATCATTCGCCCTGATGTAGTCGAAGAGGTTGTAAGCATGGCTTGCGACATGATCGGCAACTCTAACTTTCGGGCTAACCTTGAGCTTGATAAGAATCCCGATGTGATGAGCATCATGCACATCTGCATGATAAAGCACCACGGCAACGTTGAGTGCTAAAAAAAAACAAAATAAAGCTTGCAATTATCCCAAATCTAAAGTATACTTACAGCATGAAAGATAAACCAACTCCGTTCTTCGTTCTCTTCGGTAAAAAGCAAACCCACAGGGGCATCTCTGAAGAGGTCTGCTTTGGTGGTAACTGGAAGCGCGAAAAGTGCGAGCGTCTCATCCGTAACCCTTTCGCTAAGATCGCGGAAGGCACTGGTCGCATTGTTGAGTTCCCTAGCCGTGAAGCGGCATGGAAGGCACACGGCGAACAGCTTGACATCGCACACGGTCGCGTGAGCTTCGGTATAGGGCGATAAAAAAACAAAATAATCCTTGCAATTATCTCATAATCTGCTATAGTTACATCATGACAGAACAAGAACAAATCGACCACCTTAGAGACCAAATCTTTACCCTTCGCTTGACCCTTTCGGGCATCTCAGGCAAGGCAAGCTCTAGCGCAATCTGGACAGATGATGCAACGGCGAAATCCGATCTTCTCGACATTGAGAAGAGGATCGACACCGCTCTCGACCAGATCACCATGACCCCATAAAACCGAAAATAAATCTTGCGTTTATCTCAATCTCTACTATACTAAAATCATGACAGTTAAAAAACCAGCATTCGTATACTCCGTGATCGTTGAAACCCTCAAGGCTTGCCGCATGGCAGACGGCAAGGAGGTCTTTGTTGATGATGAGGATATGGTTGACACCTATACCGCCGCCATCATCGTCACCATGTGCAAGGACGCAATTGAGGAGCGGCGCGATATCCGCGAATTCCGCAGAGTGTGCGAGGAGATACTTGAGACCGTCTTGCGCTTGCGTAGAGAGACCAACTCAGACATCCACCCCGTCTGCCGTCACAGGCTTGTCAGGGAGGACTTGATGGTCAAGAGCGATGACCTCACCGTGGCGTAAAAAAAAGAAAAAAACCGCTTGACACCGTAACTCACTGATACTCAAGGGGTTACGGGGGCGCGGCCCCCCGCGCCATGTAACTCATTGACAGTCAACGACTTACACAGCTTAACACGCAGAAAAAAAATGCAATAAAAACACAAAAAGAACTTGACTTTTATCTCAGGGTGTGGTATAGTTAGCCATGCTTACTTCATATGACCTTGTTGTTTCCGCTCTCCGTTTCATCCGCTTCGACGTTTCTAAGGCACATCGCTATGCGATGCTTGTCGATGCCTTCGATGGCGTGGCCGATGTGGATAACCACGTTATCCAGTGCGTTCTGTCGCTGGCATACGATGCCCGTGACAAGGGCGACGATATCCGCGACTTTCGCGGCACTTGCGAGTTCATCCACAGGATGGCTTGCTAAGTGAAAAAAAACGAAAATAAATCTTGCTTTTATCTCAAATTCGACTATACTACTACTATGACAAATCAGGAAGCTTACAACCACGGTTACAACGGCACTCTCACCCTCGACGAGCTTATGGCTCAGTTTGAGGCTCCCGCCTGTCACGCATACGATGAGCCGCCGCAGTTCTCTGCGTGGCGGTCAGGGGCGCAGGATGCCGCCTATGATGCGGAGTCTGATGCCTCCGAGTGCGACATGGAGCCTGATGACTTCATGACTGACGGCGAGGCTGATGCCGATGCCCTCGCCTCCGCTGGCTATGGCACGGATGAGGATTATGGCTTCTATGGCGACGAGTGCTTCGCGTAACTCGTTGACGCTTAACGACTTAGGGCGGCGCGGCCCCCGCCGCTGCGTAACTCGTTGATACTCAACGACTTACGAATGGTAAATCAATAGCATGGTGCGGGGGGCTGTCAAGCCTTTTCTTTCTATTTCACTATTTATATTCTGACCTGTGACCTGCAAAAAAAACACAAAAAAACATTTGCAATTGTTTCATTCTGTGGTATAGTTCCACTATGACAATCGAAGAGCTAGCAAAGCAAGACCCCCGCGAAATGTTCCCCCACGACCCCCGTGAGCTTCAGGAGTTGCTCGCGGAGGTTCACGATGAGTTGGGGGATCGCCATCCGAGTTTCTCCACCGACAACGATCAACCTACTACCGACTAAAATCATGAGCCAGAACAACATCTATAAGATGACAGAAATCGAATACCAGCAGAACCCGCCTTCGTGCGGGGGCAACTGGGAGTGTGGGTCCGTGACCCGTGTGTGTATGTCGCGCTCGCCCAAGGTGGCGGCTGCGATGAGCGGCGACATCACCGTGCGCTATGAGGGTGTGGACGGTGTGCCTATCATGCGCCAGCGGGTGTTCACCAAGGGCAACAAGGTGCTCTTCGATAAGTGGGATTAACTCGCGTAACTCCCTAAGTATCAACGACTTAGGGCGGCGCGGCCACCGCCCCCTCGTAACTCCTTGATACTCAAGGAGTTATACAAGACAATCTCACCTTACCACCACCCATAAAAATACAAAAAGTTCTTGCTATTTACCTATTTATGGGTTACTATTTGTTCCTAGTGTAATTGGTTCCATGAGAAAGAAGAAAACAAAACTGCCAGCCAACTCTCTTGAGGGTCGTAACATGGTTCGCCATGCGATGCCGCCCCCAACCACAAAGTTCATTGATCGAAAGAAAAAAAAGAATAAAAATGCTTGCAGAGGTGGGCATTAAGCGTTATAGTATACCCATGATAAACAGAAAAGATCAAATCCATGCCGCCCTTTACAACGCTGCCATTGACGGTGGTTTTATGCTCACTGCAATCTCTTCAACAGCAACTGGTAACAGGGTAACTAAAATCGTAGCACAA